GGCAGACAATGGCTAAGTCCAAAGTGGCGTATCTAGTCTCATCAAAGTCACCCCTGTCCTATCAGGGGAAGGTTGCCTCATGCGGTGACGTGATTGACGACCTTCCGGGCGAGTCAATTACTTGGTTGCTCGCTGAAGGCTTTATTACGCCAGCCCCTAGCGGTAGCACTTCTTCTGCTTCTACAGCCCCAGAAACGCCTTCTGAGCCTGTCTCTGACGAAACTAACGGGGGTAACTAATGGTTAGTTTTGTACACGGTAAGAATACTAAAGTCCTCTTTGCTAACCCTACGGTTAATGCTTGCTACGACCTCTCCCCATACTTCAACGATGTTTCATTGACTAACGATGTAGAGGCTACTGAAGTAACCACCTTCAACCAAGCGGGCGTTAAGTCCTACATTCCGGGATTGCGTGATGGTTCAATAACCTTGGCTGGTTTCTATGACGGAACGGCAAACGGTGTTGACGCAATCCTTACTTCTGCCCTTAGCAATACCCTTGACGAAGCAATTGTGGTTTTCCCCCAAGGCGGAAACGCACAAAACGAGCGTTGCTACATGGCTCAGGGTATTCAAACCAAGTATGACCTCAAATCACCTGTCTCTGGTGTGGTGGCTGTGGACGCAGAAGTCCAAGCAGACTACGGCGTATGGAGTGGTCGAGGACAACTTTTCACCACTTCTGGCAACGGAAGTACAACTTCGTTAGACGGCTTTGGCTCCACAACTCGTGGTGGTCTAGTCGTCATTGGCGTTCTCTCTCTTACAGGAACGCTCAGTGTCACATTGCAACACTCACAAGATGGCTCAACGTGGGTAAATGCCACAAGCGCCCTAACCACGGTGGGTACTGAAATCGTGAACACAGCAGCATTACCAACAACTTTGTACCGCTACACACGCCTTAACTGGACGTTGAGTGGGGCAAACGCATCAGCAAACATCTATTTCGGGTTCGCCCGATTCTAAGAAAGGATTACTATGGCTACTTTTCAGCACGGTAAGAACGCATTTCTAGCACTTGGCTACGACATTGGAACGACTGCTTCAACGCTTTCGTCTGCATTGTCAAGCACAACTGCTTCAATCACATTGGGTACAGGCTCAATCCTAGGCACAGAACAGCCAATTGTTCCTGGTGGCTCGGTGTACGGTCTGTTCATCAACGGAGTACCTAACTACTCATCAGCAGTTCCAAGTACAAGCACAACACTTGGTGTCGCTGGTTCAGCCGCTAGTGGTTCAACGGTTCTGCCAATGATTAACATTTCGCAGTACATTAACGACATTTCTTTCCCACAAGACGTTGAGCCTCAGGAAACCACGACGTTTAACGCCGCTGGTGTTAAGTCCTACATCGTTGGTCTGAAGGGCTACAGCCTGACGTTCTCAGGTATGTACGACCCAACTGCTTACAACGGTGCTGACGGTGCTTCTGGTGGAATCGACCAGATTATGAACGACCTATACGCCTTCCAAAACTCAGGTGCTTACATTCAGTTCGTTTATGGTCCTGCAACTCCCGGAGCATTTGCTGGTGGAGCGGCTTCAATCAAGTACTACGGTCAAGGAATTTCAACTAAGTACGACCTCAAGAGCGGTGTTAACGGAGTCATTACCTTCGATGGTGAAATCCAAGTTAGCGGCGCAGTAACCCGTACTACACTCTAAATACAACCCACTAAGGAGACTAACAACCTAATGTCAAACTTATCAGCACAGATTTTCGCTACTGATGATATCGCCTCTCGTGAAATCACAGTCGATGCGTGGAGCGTAACCGTTCTTGTAAAGGCGTTAACAGCGAAGTCACGAGCAAAGATGATTACAGACGCAATGACCAATAACGGTCAACTTGACTTATCTCAAACTTTGCCCGACATGGTGATTCAATGCACTTTTGACCCTGAAACAGGCGAGCGTGTATTCCAAGAGTCTGACCGTGAAGCGCTGATGGCAAAATCAGCAACGGCGATTGAACAGATTGCCAATGTCGCTATGGAACTGTCGGGAATGAACGAAGGAGCCGTGGACGAAGCGGGAAAAGAATCCTCGCCAACCCCGACAGAAGGTTCATCTACGAACTAGCGGAAAAGTTGGGGCGCACGGTTGGCGAGTTACTAGAAGGCTCCCCGTCACACAGACCACTCTCGTCCAACGAATACGTTGAGTGGCAAGCAGTTTGGAACCTACGGGCTTACGAACAGGAGCAAGCACTTAAAGGTAACTAGTAGTAGCAGAAAGGTGG